TGTTTTTTCTGAAATAGTTAAATTACTTGGAGGTGCTGCTGGTTGATTTAAAATTGATATTGTTCTTTCTTGTAAAGGCTCATTATTTTCTATAAAATTATATTTACCCTCAACATAAGTTAAAGCAGTTATTTGGTAATTTACTGCATCTTTTTCTTCAACTTGGATAACTCTAAATAATTGTGTTTGTAATGTAGAACTTGATATTAAAAAAGGAGAATTAATATTTGGTGCTGCTGACAAGGCTGAATTTAGACTTAGAACTCCAGAGTTATTTGCTGTGATAGTTTTTGTTTCGATGGTTCCATTAGGCAAAATTACTGAAATAGTTGGAGAGTTAGATAAACCCGGCCCTGAGTTAATATTTCCATTAGAATCTGTAGTCGTTAATGAGGTAGAACTTTCTGCATCAATAGTAATAGTTGTGGTTGTTGCAGCTACGACTCGACCACCTCTCCTTGCACCAGCGCGCACCGGATCATTGACTTCTATAACAGAACCTGGCCTAACAATTACGCCAGCATCTATTGATGTACTAAAAGTGCATACCTCAGATTCTCTCTCTTCTGAGAACATCATTGCTCTTCCTAACCTAGCCGCTTGATTTCTTGAAGTGCAAGCAAATGCTTGTACTTTTTTAATAGATGTTCCTAGCTTTGCTCTTCTTGCAATATCATCAGCACTTTGCGAATCTCCAACAACCTCAAAATCAACTTCTTTTGAGTCCATATTGAAATAGCTGACAGAGAAAATTGAATGTCTTTGCTTAAGACTGCTTCCTGAGTAACTAAAACCTTCTTCTGATACATTCGACAAATTAAATAAATAACTAGCATTTGTTTCTTTATCTTGAGATATAGTTACGCTACCAGCAGACCATATAGGCATACACCTCATAGCTCCACTTAGTTCATTAATGACATCAAAAGCTTCTTTTGGGCTTTGTATGTTTACATTACAGCTAAAGCGAGCCTCTTCTGCTCCTGATCCTGTGCCATCGTCTACTAATGTATTTGCATACTTACTTGCTGCTACAAAGCTGAATAAATCTAAATTAGAATCTGAAATATGATCACCAAATCCATACCTTGTATTAGTTAAAAGATCCAGAAGACACATGGCCGGACAATTTGTGTATACAGCAGCACCCATTGTTCCATTAAATATATAGTTTTGTGGATATTGAATTCTTCCAGTTTGTATATCAACAGTTGGTGTACCAGAATTATTAGCTCCAGCGCCAGGTATCCTTACTTTTATTCCTCTTATTCTAAATTTTCTAGATGGTATTCTGTTAAATTGTTTGCTATCTAAACGTAGTGCTGTATATGCGCTATTTAAATATCTACTATTATTATCAATAACATTTTGATAGCTTGTAAATTGAAACGAGTTAACTCTTGATGAGCTTGTACTATCAGCTGTGTTTCTAATTACTCTAACGTCAAAAGTTGTATAACCAGCAGTTAATTCAATTCTATGATCTCTAGCGTATGCATCTGCTGTTCTGCCACTTACTGAAGTATTTATTTTATCAACATAAGATCCATTATCTATTCTTAATTGAATTTTATATGAAACCTCATCTCCAACAACATCACCATTATCTTTAGCAAATTGTATTTGCGGCCAAGTTAGAGTAACAATAACTGCATCAAATCCAGTTATACTTTCTTGTCTGTTTACAGAACCAATTATTCCTTGGGTTGCAGACCCATCACTATTTGTAACCGTTGTTTGCACAGATGTAGGAGATCTAGTCTCAGCAACTATGCCGGTCATAGCTGTTTGATTAGAAGTACCAAATTTAGATTTAAAAGTTACATCTTGAAAATTAAAATCAGTATCACTAGGATTATTACTATTTGCATTACTTTGCAAAATTGGAGTATCGTCTAAAAATATATCTTTGAGACTTGCATTCTGATATGCAGCAGTACCCTTAGTTCTTAATTCTTTAGATGCTGTTGCAAATCCTTCTATTTCTCCTTCAGATATTAGATCTTGGACTGTTGCAAAACTTCTACTATGTAATGTATCAGGCGCACGATATGGAGGAGGGGGCGGCTTTGGGCCACCTCCAGCACCTCTAATAATGTTTGTTTCGTCTGTCATGCTTCCACCTGATTAGTGTCAACTGCTGCTGAGATTACAACAGATCCAGTAATAATCTCTCCATACACAATAGGAACTGGAGTTCCAGCCCTACTAGTATTTTGTACCCCACTAAAACTAAATGACAATTTTGGATCTTCCTCAGATTCAAATTTTTGTGGTTCTGGTACTGGAAATAATAGCTGTGCTACACCACCTAAAGCTAAAGCAAAACCAATATTTTTCGTAAAAGCAAAAAGACCAAGATTCTTTTTAAAAGCAGCACCAAACACTCCAGCACCACCAGCAAAAGAAAAACCAATCAAAACAGCACCTAAAAGTATTTGACCTAATCCTCGACCAGCACCACTTATAACAGGAATGAAATGTATATCTTCCTGACCTACTGGATATACTAATTCTTCTTTATTTATAGAATAATTACCAACTTTTACTTGATAATATTTTGGATTCATATATTGTTCTAACTGTGGAAAATTATGTATTAAAAAACTTACAGCTTGTGAAACACTAGCAACTTTTACCTCAAATTCTTTATGACCAATAAACTCAGCTAATTGACCATATAGTTTTACTTTACGAAGCATACCGATACCTACCTCCTGTACATTTTAGTAACCATTCAGAATAAGGCTCTTTACAAGATAGTCTATCGGTTAAATGATGCAAAACATCTCCATCTACAAAAATCGCCACATGATTTAAGCCATTTCCAAGAATTGACATAAACAACAAATCACCAGTTTCAAGCTTCTCATCATATCGTAGTTTTCTAAAACCAGTTCTCCAAGCACATCTTTCAAACATTGGATCTTGTAAAAACTCTTCTGGAGTTGTTGGCCTATCCCAATCTCTTAGAGTAATATTTTTATTTTCTTTATACCAATCTCTAACTAAGGCCCAACAGTCAGTCACGCCCCATACCCATTGCCTACCAATAATTGGTGCTTTATATCCACATGGTTCAAGATATGACCATTCTTCTGTTTGTGGATTTACTATATACCAAGGTAAATTACTTTTCTCACAGCCAATTTTATCTGCTTGGCTAGGAGTTGGAGGATTAATTGGATGACTGTGAAAAACAGCACATATTTCTCCAAGGTTATCTGCCCTCACATAATCTTCTGGATCGAGAATAAAACATTGATGTTCTGTCATTGAAAGATTTCTACACGGAAAATATCTTTCTTTACCTTTAACATTAACAAGCAAACCTACTGCTTCTTTAGGGTCTTCTTCTTTCGCATGAGCAAGTGCTTTATCTTTCCAATTCATGCTATAAAAGTGCCGATAGCTGGAAACTCAGCGCGTGTACATTGTCTTTTTGGACAACTAACACCAACTAAATCAAGAACAGAAGCAAGCTCAAATTCAACAATATCTCTTGTCTCGGTAGCTTTTCTATCTATTGAATATATTTCTCGCGGAAATTCTGCTGTAGGATCTGGCGTACCATATGGATTAGTATTGCCTGTAAAATTCACAGCATCAATAAATTTTGCTAATGTTCTTATCCTAGTGACAGTAGCTCCTGTAAGATCATTGCCAGCAGTAGTTTCATTAACAGTTAATAATATTGCAGATATTAAACCGGTCGCATTGCTGACAGTTAATTTCGGTCTTGGTATTTGACCTTTTTGATAAGCAAATCCAGTAGCGTCTATCGGAAATCTTAAGTAACTATTACCATCCCAAACGATTTCTCCATTTGCATTCATGTTAGATCCAGAATGAAATCTATAAATAGTGTTTACACCATGTAAGGTTGTTGACAATTGCAAAGTAAACAATTCAATAATTGAACTAGGATTTATTTTCTGTAAATCACTAAATATTGCTGCGTTTACTGTCATTAGGCTGGTTCAAATACTTGAGTAAATGTTGCTTGTATAGTTGCTCTATTTGGAAACTCTATATTTTTTGTCCAATCAGTACATTTAAATTCCATTGCGCTTGATTCGCTTGGAGGAGTGTAAGTAAAACTATCATTATCAACAGCACGAGCATCTAAAAAAGTTTCAATCGTGTCTGAATCTGCCTCAGAAATATTTTTCCAAACAAGATTAAAAACTTTAGGATTTTGATTTAAACCAAACAACAATCTATGCTCATAACCATCGCCAAATGTAACAGTCCTTGTTCTTGGTCTTGAAATCTTTCTTACAGGGAATGAAGGCTCAATATTTGGAAAATTAGCCATTATGAAAGAATACCTCCCGGTCTTTTTTGTTCGAGTAATTCTGATTGTATAGCTGCTGCTATAACTTCTCCAAGCTGACGACCTCCATCAGTATCCCCTTCTACAGAACTACCAGAAGCATCAACATTTACAGTTATATTACCAGTACCGCCTCCCTGTGCAACAACTCCTAATTTACCACCACGACCACGTTTCAACGGCATGATTGCCTCTGGGCCAGCTTCTCCCATGATGCCTAAGTTCGATCCTCCATAACGAAAATATGTTGGTGAATTGACAACACCGCCCTTGCGATATGGAATAATACCATTAGCTGCAAATGCATTTCCATTGGCATTGTTTAAGAATGGAAATAGACCCTTAAGTGGTTGCATAATTGCTTGTCTCACTGCAATTCTTGCTAAATCAGCAAGTATTGATCTGGTCAGGTCAGAGAAGTTTAGTTTACCTGTCATTACAAACTTAACTAAGGCATCTTCCATTCCTTGAAAAGCTTTAGCTACAACTTCTCCAGTTTCTTCTGCAAAGCTCTTAATTGTACTGAAATATTTTTGTGCGCCTTGTTGTATGCCTCCTAATTCTTTATTATCACCACTAGGATCTTTAGAACCACTTAACTCACTTACAGTTCCTTTGAAACGACCTGTTAAGCCATCATATACATTTCCTCCTACAGTAAAATCTTCTGGAATGAATCTGTCTCGCAATTCTGATTGAGCAGATGATTTTATGCCAACTTGCGTTGCCCTGTTTTGTATTAATTCTCTTCTTAAATCATTTGCATTTTTTGTATCCTGTTTAGCTAAAACTTTTAATCTTGCATCAATGTTATTTATTTGACGTTGTGCTTCATCTATTGTTGTTCGTAAAGTTTTTTCCTTTAATTCCGCTTGAAATTTTCTAACTCTTTTTATAACAGTATTAAAAGCCCCTACAGCTTGTGCAGCAAAAGATTGAAAAGCAGCACCTATTGGACGTAAAAGATCTCCTAATTCGTCTTTTAAATCAGACATTTCTTTCTTTAATCGATCTCCAGCAGCTTCTGGCCCTTGTGCAAGAATTTCTGCATTAACTCCATAAGTCGAAAATAGTTTTTCAGCAAACTTCATAAAGTCATCAAGAGTGACCTTACCTTGCTCTAATGCCTTATCTAATTCTGCTGGTGTTTTATCCATAGAATCAGCAAACAAAGTAAACGCACCGGGGAGCCTTTCACCCAGTTGTTGTCTCAATTCTTCGGCTGATACTTTGCCTTTTGAGAACACCTGGCTAGTTGCTCTCATAGCGGCTTTCATGTCTTCTAAGCTTCCTCCAGTACCTCTAATACCAGCAGCAATAGCTTTAAATACTTTTTCAGCGTCCGCAGTTTCTTTACCAGCACCTTTTACAGAGGCAGTTAAAGATGTAAATTGCCTTACAATTACATCTTGTGGTATTGCTAATCTTTGACTTGTATCTGCAAGAAATTCTTGAGATTTTTTATATTCATTTGTATCCCCAATAACTAATTTTAAAGCTTTTCGTTGTAGTTCTAAAGCTGCGTCATACTCAGCGATTGCACCAATACTTTGCCGTACCATCCCAACTTGTGCGCCAATTGCAGCACCTACAGCAGCACCGGCAGGGCCACCCATGGAAAGACCAATTGCGCCACCAACTGCACCCTCTGGGCCTCCAAAAATACCACCAGCGGCAATAGCTCCAGCACCTTTTGCAAGACCTTTTAACCTACCCTTTAATCCACCAGCGCCACCCCCACCAGAGGCTTGCTTCATCTTTTGATCTAATAATGATATATCTCTTGTAAGTTCTTTAAATTCTCTTCCAGTAACGTCTGCCATGTTACGCAAACCTTGCAAAGCAGTTTTCTGCGCTTGCATACTGTTGATACTATTTCCAGTTGCTTTATTAACAGCTAATAATTGTGTTTTTACTTTTTGTAATTGTTTATCACTTAAACTTCCGAAATTCTTTTTTAATACACCAGCTTCTCTACCTAATCTTTTAAAAGCTTTGGCAACCTGTGCATCACCTCCGGCTTGAAATTTTATACCAACAACTGTTACTGACTCAGCCATATTATTTACTTTCCTTATTTAATTCTTTCAAGGCAATAGCTTCCATAATTTGGATCTCTTCTAAGATTTTAGACCTTTCTGTAATATTGTAAAGGTCAAACAGACCTCCTTGCATAAGAAGTATCTCATATTTTAATCCTACTAAACCACCAAAAGAAGTATTCCATTGTGTCTGCATATTACAGAAAATCATCAATGCATCCCAGTTATCTTCTAATACTTCAAAATCATCTTCTTTTTTCTTTTCTTGCGGCAGTTCTAATCCAAATACTTTTGCGTCATCCTGTGTCTGATCAATTACCTCCTTTCCAGAATCTAACCAATAAAGAACTGCCTCTTTTAGTTTTTTACTTTTTCATCAATAAGAGATGCTGTATAAGCATTTGAAACTGCTTTCAACCAATCAGAATCCTCCATCATGTCTTTAAGATTTTGGTTATTAAAAGGTATATCCTCGCCATCTTCTTCTTTCATCTGCTCCCATCCTACAAGCATCATTTTTAACATTTCAAATTCTGTTTTTTCATCTGCTGCTTTTTGATACTCACTTACTTTTAATCTTTTAAAAACAGCAATAAACTCACTTTCATCAAAAACTCCAGCATCAGTAGCGCTTGGTTCACGAACAACAACAGGCCATTTAAATGTTTTGTTCTTTTTTCTTACAAAAGCCATAAGGTGTAGAAATAAATATACTTCTACACTCTAGCGGCTAAGTCAACATTCGTTAAGTGTAGATAATCGAGAACTCATCATTCCCTGATGTACTTGGCACTAATGTATATGGAATTTCTAAACTTGCAATACCATCAATATCGCCATAATTAACATCGCCAATATCAACTTTAGAAGATGTGAATTGAACAATATTTCCAGCAGTAGTTCCGTGAGTAAATTGCAAATTACCAAGGGAAGTATCAGTTAAAGCAGCAGCAAAAAAGTCTTTTTGTGCAAGTGTCGGTGCTTGGATAGTTACAGAACCAGAGGCTTGTCTATCAACAAGCAATACTTGTTTTGTTCCACCAACAAGCTCTTGATAAATTAATTCATTACCTAAGTCAAAGGTGACAGATTGCAATGCACCAGCGTATGACAATAACTGAAAACTACTTGTATTACCATTTTTGAAGATCAGAGGCTCATCTTGTGCGCCATATGAAACTGTTGGCAAAGCACTATCATCAGGAGCTACATATATGCCCTGCATAGAAAAATTCAGCACCGGGATTTGCCCTACCTCGGCTGATAATTCTACAGTTCCTCTTGCTCCAGTTACTTTATGCCTTACGCCATCTATGTTGTAGTGGATAGTAACGCTTGAAAAAGAGCTTGAAACTGGAGCGTAAGTGACTCGTGTATTTGCCACAATTGTTTCCGACATCCCACACGCCTTGAGGGCATCTCCGTACCTGGGCGCACTACCGGCTGTGCCGCTTCCGCATAGTTCGACCGCAAATGTACATTCGACTCTTGTATTTGCTAGAAGCTGCTCGGATGCTCCTAAATATGGTCTTATAAGTTCTCTACTTACAACATCACTTGATTGTGGTGTTATAGAAAGATCTCTTACGAGAACAGCGTCAGCAGCAACTATAGTTGGATCAGTTCCGTAGCTGGTTTCGGCCTCGATTAGAATTACTCTTTTTCTTGTCAGCAATGCCATCAGTTTTTACCTCAATTGGTTTCTCAGGATCAGTTGTTTGTTGGATTAGTGTAACTTCTCCTGTTTCTGGGTCGAGAAGGAAAGTTCCACCTATGCCTTGGTGTTCATTACTCATAATAAACGGTTAGGGTTGTTAGGGTTCATATTACTAGAAAATTATGTAGTCAAACTGTTATATGCAGTTCTGTAAGTTATATCAAACTCACAGCTAATAACCCCTGCCGGTTGATCAGCTTCTAATATTTCAAAACTAGTTGTTGATGGTCTTACATCTAAAGCTAATCCCCCAACAGATGGATCAGTTAATACTTTTGTATGTAAACTTTCAATCGTTGGATCTGCAACTTGATCTGGAGTTGTACCTCTTACAATTACCGAAATTCTTATTTTAAATTCCCAAGTAACTTTATCGTTAAAAGTTTGTGTATCTTCTGGAGTATCACTAATTGGTTCAATAACTAATGCTGGAGTTTCTGACCTTGTCAAAGCTTCTACCCTAGACCTATAAATTCTTGTACCTACTCCAGTGGTATTTGCAAGACTAGTTGTTATTGCTGCTAATATCCGTTCTCTTTTTGTTGCCATATCACACCTTTAATAATGAAATTTTACTTAATGTACCATCGTCAATCTTTCTAACATTTCTAACTTTATATTTAACATTGCTTATTTTTATCTCTGTATCAAAAGCTAAAGTTCCTAAATCACTAGTTTTAACTGTTAATTCATAGTCAGTAGTTAAAACCACTCCATCAGCTATAACTTCATCTGGTTGCTCGAATATACCTTTATAGATTACACCTTCATATATAACTTCATCAGAAAAATCTGAAAAAAAAGTGTTTATATCTTCTGTAAAAGGCATGATAAAAAGCCCTCTTGTGAGGGCTATATATTTAACTATACTTTTTAACACCAACTAAGTTGATGCTGAAAGTAAATGTTGGTGATGAACCACCGATTGTTTGTACAATCTTGATATAACGCTTAGAAGTGTCTTTATTAATTACAAGTGTCTGCATTGATGCAGAACCAGTAACTTGTGTAAAAGTAGCTCCTGAGAGGTCTGTGTAAGTACCACCACTAGCGTCAGACTCAGTTAACTTTACGTCTAATGTTGGACTAGAACCACCACCAGCAGCAGAATCTAGAATAAGCAATACATCTCCATCAAATTCGAGAAGATCTATAGCACTAGATGTAGCTGTGCTAGTTACAGCAGCAGTCGCGACACCAGCAGTAATAGTTAATTTGTCTAAGTTTTGCTGTAAAACAGACATTTTAAGATTCCTCCTGTGTAGAAATAAACTCTTCTAATTTTGTAATTAGATCAGTTTTAGTTTGTCTTTTATCGAGTTCTATCCCAAGCTCACGACCATATGTTTCTAGTTGAGCTTTAGTCATTTGAGAAAAGTCAACTTCGTCACTATCGGTAGGCTCTGGCTCGACAACTGGTTCTTTACTGGCAATAGGAGCTTCACAAACTTCGACAGCTAATTCAGCTTTTTCTACTGCTATTAAATAATTACCAGTTTGCTCTTCAACATCAACGATAGAGCCAGCACTCGTAGGAGTGCCAGCTATCATTGTTGCTCTTAGCAATTTAACCTTCATACTATGTTCCGAAAGAGAACGCAGTTGGTTGTTTGACGGCGAAATCTACGTCTTGTAACGCGATTATTCTTACGCTTCCACTTGTTGCGTTTGCATATGGATCTACTGTTAGATCTAAACCAGACCACATACCAATTACAAACTGTGAGAAGTCTCCAAAGAGAACATCGTTGTTTGCAAGCTGGTTAGAAACAATAGCTGGATAGCCATTAATTTCTCCATTCTCAAATACAAACTGCCCTGTGTTTGTAGCCTTTTCTGTTGACTTCAAAGCACCTCTAGCAGAAGCATTGATTAGGTAGAACATATTGGCTACATCAGCGTTTGCTGCCGCAACATCTGTCTCAAGTGCTATATATTCAGCGAATGTTCCGAATGTGGTAATTGTTGATGTACCTACACCTGTTGTATCTTTAATACCTAATGGCTCGTTAGAACTACCAGATCCATAGATAGCTGCGTTATCAAGCTTAGTAGCAATTACCCTGGCTATATCATCCCTAATCATGGCTTCAACGTCTATAGAAGACTGAAGAAGTAATCTCCGAGAGTAGTCAACAAAAGCACCAATCGTCTTAGGTGTCATATTGACCTGGTCGAACGCCTGTTGACTCTCGGTTGGAGCGCCAGACTCACCCACGAAATACGCAGTTGATGTAGATGTCATCCTGGGTATTGCTACGTTACCAGAAAGTCCGGTCAACATGGTCGGATTCGTTGCCATCACAGCCATTCTTTTACGAAGAATGTCAATGAATGATCCAGCAAGTAGTTCTGTTGGAACTAAGTTACCACCAGCAGTTGCTGTACCTACGTTTAAGTCTCTTCTTAAAACTTCATTAGGAACAAGAATACCGTTTGCTGGCTTCTCATACTTCTTAGAAGCTGCATCAGAAACTTCTCTCTCGAAAGCTGCTGCTTCTTGTGCAGCGCGATCTGTTGGGTTTG